CAGTTTTTCTATTACCCTTTCTGACCTCAATCTTCTGCTGCCACATCATTACCTTACTAGGGTTCATTGGTCTATACCATGCAGTATGTTCATTTAAGAATGCAGCATACTCATCTAAAAACTTCCAGGAACCTTTTTCATTAATGTAATCTTTAAGGCTAGCCCCTATCTTAAGAGTTACCCCTGGCTCAAACCATTGCTGATTAATAAGCTTTGCCATATGATAATAAGAAGATGCTATCTGACGTTTCTTTAGTATAGCAACATGTTTATAGTTTAACTCTGCTAGCACTTCATATAATGCCATATGATACTGAGCATCTCTAATATCAGCAAACCCAAACTTTTGTATTTCCTTATTAAAAATTGGTAAGAAGTTTAACCACATGTAGTAATCTCTTGCTATATACCAAACCTTATCTCCTGATTTATATATTACACCTTTTCTACATTTTTTCTTTTCACCTTCCCAATAGTTAATAAAATCTCTTGATTTAAACGGAGCTGCACAATAAAAACCTTGGGTATTAAACTTAGTAGCTTCTGCATTAAATTCTTCCGATACCTTATCAAATGCATACTGACCAGGTTCTTTAAACAGATTTCTTACATAAGCGGCAAAGTCTTCTCTACTGTCAAAGTCTGTAGTAGTCCATGTACCATTATCCCATGTAGGAATATCCTGATATATTTCTGTATCATTGGTCATATCCTAGTCCTATTCCTCCCCTTACATTACTTTGCTGTTCTTCCTGAAGATCTTTATATGCACCTTTAAATGATTCTCTAATCTGTTGATATTTAGCTGCAGCATTCACCAAAGAGTTAATGTTACCATCTCTACCATGTTCAATAGGTGTAGTTTGCATATATCTACCTAATCTATCTAGCATGGCTGCAATACCTTTGTATGCTCTTGATGTTGGTGTCTGATACATCTTTTCACAAAACTTAAGTGCTGCCCATACATCATCATCTTCTGTAGAAAACTCACCTTCTACTTCTTTCATTATAACTTCTTCTTTTTCATGTTCAGGGGTATGAAAGAATGGGTTCATATCTGGATTAGGACATGTCATATAAAACAAGTATTGGTAAATCTTTAGATAATCATCTGGATAGTTATCCATTACATCTTTAAGAGATTTTAATGTATAGCAGTGTTCTGTAGGAACTACTTTACCGTTTTGTATATCAAATAGTTTTGCAATCATTTCTTTTTCATTTTTTTTCTATTATCATGTAGATAATGTATTATTGATATCACTTCATCTTTTAAGTAAGGAACTGGTATTTGAACTAAATCTTTTAATACAGGATCTCCTTCTTTGGTATATTTAGTAATAGGGTATCCATGCTCATCCTTACCTTCTTCTTCAAATTGAACATGATGAATGTACATAGGTCCAGGTCTAAGTTTAGGATTATGTTTTAATATAATATACATATAAATACTGAGTTGTAAGGCATAATGATTAAAATTACAATCGTCTAAATGACTAACAGGAAACTGCATTTTTTGTGAAATACCTTCCCAATCTTTCCAGGATTGCATTTTAATTTCTTTATTAGTTTTATAATCTATTATAGATACTTTACCCTCAACAACTTCTACTAAATCAGACTGACCGCATATACCTGCTGACTTTAAATAAACCATATGTTCAGGATACACCCCTGGATCTAATTTTTGGTTTGGTGAAATTTTAACACCGTTATCTTTTAATATTGGGCTAAAAATAGGTACAGTAATTCCATTTCTTTCTATTGAAGCCAAAGAACATAAATCATCTTCTCTTTGGTTATGATAAAATGTTCCAAGAGCCATAGCTCTTTCAGATTCTTTTTTCCAAACTTCTTGAATTTTTTTTGGAGTCATTCCGTACCACTTAGACTTTTTTCTTTTAGAAACTTTCTGTGCTACTTTTTTAGCATCAAAAGGTTCTTTAAAATAAGAGGTTAGGGTTGTTACACTTATCCAGTCTATAGGATTATCTTGATTTGATGATTTGTAACTATGATCTTTTTCTGTAAATATTATACTCATAATTCACCTAATTTATCTTCTTCTTTTTCAGTCATTAAAGCCTTCCATTCACCTATGGGACACTCTGCCGACAAAGCTCTTGTTTTAAAAGCAAGAGAACATCCACAATTTCCACAGCAAGGTTGTGTGCCAGGCATTTCACATTCAGATCCTTTTAAATCTATTTCGGCACATTCCTCACATATAGCCATTCTTTTTGCAGAAACATCTTCTACATATTCATCTCTAATTACAGAGTTTTTAATACCCTCATAAATAGATTTTCTATTTTTCCAAATTTTTTTTAAATTCATTCTTCTTAATTAAAAACTCTTTTTTTCTTTTTTCTTCATCTTCAATTTGCTCTTTAATAGATTTTAAAAAATCAAGTCTTTCCTCCAAAACCTTTTTATTGTAATATGCAGAATAAGTTGATGTATCATGGTTTTCTAAATACTTTTTAAATCTAGGTATAGCTTTATTTATACCCTTTTTTCTTGCCGTAAATAAACCAAGACCTGTAATATTTATTCTTGGGTGATGCAGTTCAGTTAATAAATTCTTTACATTCTTATAATAAAACTCTACTAATGTCTCTACAAGATTTTTTGATATATCATGTTGTTCCGATAATTCTTGATATAATATTCTAGATTTTTTAGGCTTCATTTACCAAGGAATTTATAATCTAGAAATATTGTACCTGAAGTTTCAATGTTTAAATGTTTGTTAATGTAGATTAACTTTTTATTTTTTGAATCTTTTACTATTACTTTGCTTTTAATAAACTTATTAATACAATTTCTAACAGTTTGTTGAGATTTAAAAATTTTATGTTCATCTGCAGCATCATAACAAAAATGAGAAAGTTCTATTGGACTTAACTCACTTAATAGTGTTAAACATTCAAGATCAGAATTACTCACCGTTATACTATTAATATAACAGTGAGTTAATAACTGAAATTTAATAATATCTTTTTTAGACATTATTACTTTTTTTTGAACCTGTTTAACAAGCGCCATTATGCCTCTTGTTTTTTCAAAGTTCTCTTTTTTGTTTTTGGTTTAGCCTCTGGTTCAGGCATAGTGTCTTCTTCCTCTTCTGGAGGATTCATCATCATAGCAAATTGCATTTGAATCTGAGATCGTTTAAATCTTAGCTCATCTATTTCTAATAAAGCTTGTTCATAACTTAACTGTGCTTTAAGATAAGGCATAGATTCAGTATAAAATCTTAGCATTTCTTCTTTCTTTTCAGCAAGTTCTTCAGGTGATAAATTTTCTGGATTTTCCATTGGTTTAAATTTTTATTTACTCAAATATACAAATAAAGTTTAAACTACAGAAGTTTAAATAAAAAAACCTAGATAATTAAACCTAGGTTCTTTAATTTATAGATTATGAACGGAAATATTTATATCTTACCTTCAGCTTCTACTTGCTGAATCATTTCAAAGTGTATTTTTGCTATTCTATCTCTACCTTCTTCAGATAAAAGATACTTGTGACAGTTATCTGAATTAGTCATAAAAAAGTTTTCAGATAGTATTGCAGGCATAGAAGTGTATTTAAGAACGTAAAAGTTTGATTCCTGATCTACATCTCCATCAGAGTATGTATCTGATCTCATATACTCTCCTTTAAACTCTCGTGCAGCCTTTTCAAACAATACTGTAGCAATATCATCAGATTTAGTTACCCCTACTGAAGTATATACACTCCATCCATTTGCAGACTCTTTATCAAAGCCATTTGCATGTACACTAACATATATGCACTTTTTTAGAGAAGACTTAGCTAATCTATTAGCAGTATCTACTCTTTCTGTTAGACTAATATCTTTTTGAGTATCTACAAGATTAATAGCATCTATGCCATTAGCTTCACATTTAGCCATTAATCTATCCACTATGGCTCTATTAAATTCTCCTTCAAATAACTGTGAACCATCTGGCCACACTGGGGATCTTTTGCCTGGTGTTTGATATACACCATCTATCATACCCCCATGACCATTATCTAGTATCCAAAGATACTTAGACTCAGTTTGATGAGGTGTAATTGACATATCAAAGTCTGTCTTACAGTGAGGACATGTTATAATTTTTTCCATAGCCATCTAATTAATGTAGGTAGGGTATACATTAGTAAAAATAATCCACATATTGTTCCTAATGATATTACCCCATCTTATTTCTTATTTCTTATTCTAGTTAATTTATCAATAGAAGTTAATCCTAAAGATCCAAATGCAAATAATGCTACTGCATCTACCAAATACTCAGCTGGTTTAATATCACCATGAGTAAACGTATTTGCTATTAAAGAAGTTACTAATGCTAGTACACATAGTAATCCTCCTAATCTCTTAGATGAATATGCTCCTGTCTCATCACTCAATAATTCTTTAAAAAATGTTTTCATATCTTTTTTTTTATAAAGTTAAAAATTCTGTAACCTATATAAAGTAGACAAGCAATAATAAAAATTAGCATAACCCAGTTAAGTATCTTTTTCCATGTAGGAGTTTTTTCATAATACTTTATTGGTATTTTTCTTTCTATTATTTTTTCTACTGTTACTGTGTCACATTTACCACTAACATATACAGAATCATGTATGGTGTCATGGTATATCTGTACGGTTAGTCTTTCTTTCTGTATGACTAATGTATCCTTTCTGATTTCTGTAAAAAAATGATTTGAGAATACAGTATCATGTTTTACTTCAGGAACAGTAACTACAACAGTATCATGTATAGTTAAGGTATCTGTAGTAAGTAAATATGGATGTTTTTCTATTAGCCTTGTAAACCTTCGTTGAGGGGTGCAGGCAAATAGACCTACTATTGCTAGTACAAAAAGGATTCTTATCATTTACTTTTAATTGCATGAATAGCTTCAATGATTTCTATTTTCATTTTAGCCATATCATCTCTAATATCCGCAACAGATTTTTCTTGCTTTTCTCTATTAGACTCAACTTTATCTTTAAGTCCATCTACTCTTTTGTGAACCATATCTAAACTTTCTTTCATACTATCTAGTACAATTTGTTGTATAGCTACTTTGTTTTTTAAAGTGAACCACACTGTCAAAGCTCCTACTAGAGCTGATAGGATTGATAATAAAGCGTCAAAACCTACTTGCATATTTGAAATTTCCATTCTCTACTGTATAAATAATAAATATATATCTATAATATACAAAAAATATTTAAAATATACCAGTAAATACGTAGTGTTTAAATAGGAAATTTATATGAGTCTATACCTCTTTTCCAAAGATCAGAATCTTTATCCCTAATTCTTTTATAATCAATAGTTAAAATTCTACCTCCAGTAGGTTTAATAGGAGCACCTCTTTCAACATGCCATCCTTTTGATCCGTCACCATATTCTTCTTTATAAGTTCCTGTAAGCATAAGATGTAATTGTTTTTGCTCTTGTCTATATGACCCAGGTCCTTGCACTATTGAATCTCTTACATCATTCCTAGAAGCATTTTCATGAATATGACCCATAGTAAATACATCAAAGTCTTCATACATTTCCAACGCTCTAGTAAGGTTAAGTGCTCCTTTAGTTACTACACCACCTCCACCTGATCCATGAAAGTATCTTATTTTCATGGCTTTAGTACCACGCTTTCCTAATTTAGATTTTTTAAGTGTTTGGTTTACTATCATCCAACCACCATAACCACCTACTTGTACATTAGTGTGATTTTTAATATTAAGAAGTTGTACAAATCTAGCTAGTATATCTGTTTCTTGAAACTTAATAATTGCAGTCTCATGGTTACCATAACCTATGACTGTAAGTAAATGAGCATATGGGCTAAACCACTCTACTGCAGTTTCTACTATACTATCTAAATACATGGCATTGTTGTGTTCTGGCCTTATATCAGATTTGTTTTTTCTGTTATCTCCTCTACCTTGCATTAAACAGAACATATCTCCATTAATCATAATAGGGATAGATTCTTTTAAGCAATAATCTAAATCTTGTTTTAATTGTTTCCAATCACACTTCGGATTATCCCAATGTAAATCTGACATCATTGCAATCTTAGTGTGTGTACCCTCAAGTCTTAACTCATGGATATTACTAGCATGTTTAATTAATTTCATAGTTTTTATTTTTCTTCAACTTCGGGTTCTGGGAGAGACCAGACTTCTGTTGCCATCAGCTCTAAACACTCTTGA